ATGACTGGCGATCTCCTTCTAAGTACATCTTTCGAGCACCTTCTTTGCTGCCCTCATTGCAAGGGTACTTATCTGCACCAATACAAATATGAAATTTTTGATCGTGCAGAGGATGCACGAGAAGGTAACCACGTAGTTGTTGATGGATCCGATGTGACTATCAATCGTTCGATGGAAGGAAACCCATCAGCCAGAAGGGATGGATTGAAAATTTATTTCACTTGCGAAGGGTGCGAAGAAAATCCGACTTTGCTCATTACTCAGCACAAAGGGCAAACCTTTCTTCAGTTTGAGTAAACGCTGTCATGGGGTGTCGGGGGTCGGAGGTTCAAATCCTCTCGTGCCGACCAAAAACACATTGAAAACCAGCCTCTTACGGCTGGTTTTTTTATGTTTGAAATTTGTACGGGGAATCATTGGGGAAAAATGGGGGAATAACTCCCGACATTTACACGCTACATTACAGGCGATTTATCGTCTTTAACTTGGTTAAGTGTATGTGTAAGAACGCCGTGTACCGTTACGTCATTCAAAGCTTCCCCTTCTATCGCTTCACCATCTTGAGTGATCAGCGCGTGGCCCATTAGCTTCACGAACTGGTTTCTCCCGTCCATGCTAACCAGCAACGTATCCCCTCCTTCTGGCTTAAGACTGACGTTTATAACGGCCCAGCCGCATGAAGTTTCAATAACCCGGCAGTTGTTATCTACACCGCAGATAACATCTATTGTCATGCGCTGCTCCTGGTAATCCATGGCTGGCGATGGAAACCCCATTAGAAAACCCTCCCCATGTTACGCAGGATCCAGTATCGGTTCTCACTTCCGTTTGTCGTCTTATCGGCGAAGTCTGGCTGGTATCGTTCGATCCATGAATTTGCATCTGCCTGGCTGAAATGCCAGTGCCTCTCCTGCAGTTCAGCGATGAATCTGTCTGTATGCAGGCAGAGATAGCCCTTCGGGTTTTGCTGTATGGCCGCAATAAAAGCAGCACGAATATCCGGTTGACGAGGCATGAACGCACCCTCACTTGCTTATTGACTGTATGCATATACAGTAGTATTTTTATGAAAACAGATCAAGCACAGGCAATTTTCACTTATGAGAGGATCCGTATGTTTGTTGAACTGGTTTATGACAAGCGAAATGTTGAGGGGCTCCAAGGGGCCAGAGAGATCATCCTGGCTGAACTAACGAAGCGGGTGCACCAGATTTTTCCTGATGCCGAAGTGAAGGTAAAGCCGATGCAGGCGAACGGCCTGAATAGCGATGCCAGCAAAAGCGATCGGGAAAAACTGAACCGCATGCTGGAGGAAATGTTCGAAGAATCAGACATGTGGCTTGTTTCTGAGTTTCCTACAGTCCGTCAGGTTGGTATGTGACAAAATCTGGCAGCCATTTTTATCTGGCTGCCAACATTTATTTACGAACCAGATTCATTCTCCGCAGCGTCCACTGCTGCTTTCTGGCGTTGATTCCATACACTGTTTTCAGGCATGTCCAGTCGCACATCGATCCAACTGTTAGACGGAACATCCATAGGAGCCCCTTTTGTTTTAACGATCTCTCCTTCATCGTTGAGCATGTATTTTCGCTTAAACAAGCGCACCGTAAGACCACCGCTTTCAGTTTGCTCAGCTTCAACAACACCAAGCTCCCCCATTCCACCAGGATCCATAGGTGGCAAAAGCTGCCATCCAGAAGAAGCCAGACCAGCTGAACCGGTAAGCGTATAAACACCTACATCAAGACGAGAAATGCTGATTCCTTCAGCTTCTGCATTCGCCGTACCGCAGCCGCACCAGATAAAGTCATTCTCATCAATATCTGTGCGCTGATTTTCTTCCTTTGATTTGACGATACGGGCTACCGGAGACGCTGCTTTGAGGCTTCCATCAGATGCTACGGTGGTATTGGTTGATGTATAAAACTTTTGCCACGAACCAGCAGTACCTCCAGCCATTCCACGGAACCAAAGAGTAGGGCTCGTTGTGTCCAGTGCTGCTGCGATAACACAGGCATAGGATCTGCCAGCATAAGCCAGAACCATCCCCCCCATACGCTGTGCAACAGGATTACTTCCATTTCCCTGTGTAGCGCCGAAAAATTGAGTCCTGTCAAAAGGGATGCCTGTTGAAAATTGATTGGGTATAGACTGTCCCAGGCCGAAAGCCCCCTGCATCAAAGCGACACCTTCAGTGGTATCGGTAATTGAGGATTGCAAATTTACTGTTGCAGCTGTTCCTAATGCGAGGTTGGTACGTGCATCAGCTGCGGTCTTTCCTCCCGTGCCACCCTGACTGATACTGAGGGCGGTAGTCAGGCCGCTTATTCTGGTGATATCGCTGTTCTCACCTTTTTTAGCCAGTGACTTCTGGCCTGGTACCGTTACTGCTGTACCGTTGATGGTAATAGTGACATCAGTAGTGCCATTCATCACATCAGCGAAACCGCTCATGTAACGCTGATACATAGTGAAGGTTTCAGCAATGTCCTGCGCCAGTCCATCCACGCTCAGGCTGTCGCTTAGCAAAATGGAATACTTCGTTCCCGCCGGTATTGCAGGACTTGCCGCAGGAGTCACTGTGAGACTTGTTGCCCCGCCGATAGCAGTGATCTGGAATACCTGAGCGGGGCTGGTCAGTGCGATGACGGTACAGCCGTTACGAATCAGCGAGCCAGCTGCAGTGAAGTTTGTTCCCGTACCTGTAAGGGTATTTCCGCTGATGGCAATAGTGCCAGTGGTATAAATCATATTATCTCCAGACAATAAAAAACCCCGCCGGAGCGAGGTTGATTTGAATAGACAGTTAATTCAGACGTACATATCAGGCAAGACGGGAAGGCTGAGCGGAGTAATCGTGTTATTACCGAATATGGCATACTGCTCGCGTCCAAGGTATTTCCCGCCCTGAACTGAAGCGCTACCGTTCTGTATCTTTATTCCGAACATCCGATACACGTACATGCCATTTACCATATGAATCATCAGACCAAATCTTCCCAGCGGCACATAGCCGCTGCCGATGCTCACGGCACTTGTGGAAGGTGACCAGAGTTGATTGAGGTATACGAAAGGTCGCTTTGTAGTTGAAAACGTACAGGCCCCGGCTGCATTGAAGATGTTTAGCCCCGTTCCCGGCTGCGGCGTCACACCACTGGCGAAGATAACGATGTCTATCGTGCCTGTTGTGGGAGCGTCATCATTAGTTGACGGAGGACTGAAGAATCTTACTGTGTTGCCGTCGAAGTCAATCGTATTACCGCTATTACAGCGTCCGAAAACGATATATTTCGACTTGTCATAACCTGCTATCGTCGGAACTGCCCAGCCCCCGGTTGGAACATTCACAGTACCTTTCCAGATACACTGGCCTGACTGAGTAGCGTTAGTTATAGATGTAAAATCTGTGCTGTCGCTTATGAGCAAGCCCACACCACTACGCTGGCCCGTCGGAAATATCTGCCAGAGGCTTCCGGGAAACGTGTACGTGCTTTCTCGTTCGCTGATACTGTTGTCTTTCATCGTTGAGTTCTGCGTGACTCGCGCTCCCGATATGGTGACCGAGTTCATTTTATGAAGAAGCCCTGAATCAAGATAAGCCGTCGCATGTGGAATAAACAGCACCTGCGAACCGGATACATAACCGGAAATATCCGCGTACTTGGCTTTCTGATATCCACTGTCAAAACTTGCTCCAAATGACGGGCATCTCAGCCCCGCCGTTATCTCCATACGTTTCCCGCCGTCGTTCAGCTCTATCAATAACCCTGTCGGCATATTATCACCATGTCCCAAGTACGATCCGGCCACCACCCGGAATATTGATGGTGACGCCGTTGCCATTAATGACTGTGGTATTACCGGATCCGTTAAATGAAAAATTACCGTTGGTTGCATAAATGGAGCCACGAACCGTCACGTTGTTGAATGTGGCATATCCCGACTTGTTTATATGCCAGCCAACGTTCCCTGTGCCGTCCCAGGTTGAAGACTGAATATAGCTGCCGATTTTGGCGTTACCGATCGTCCCGTCACCAATTACTGTGTCCCGGATGATGGCTTGTCCGTTCTGGATAACAAACGGAAGAGTCACGGCGCCGCCTGCCTGGGTCATAACCGCGAAGCGGTCAGCCAGGAAGAGAACCTGCGTCTGCATTCCAGATGGCGTATTCTGAACACCAATCCCCATCCCTGCTGCATACTGATTACCATTAGAATCAACAGCGACCTTGATGCTGTACATCGCATTCAGGTTGTTATTGATGTCCGCTGATACCTGGCTGTTCTGGACAATCGCTGCAGACTGACCGTTAACCGTGACCTTTAGCGAATTGATTTGCGTAGCAGATGCCTGGGTAAAATCAGCAAGTGTCTTCGACAAGTCAGTGACATTCGCCGTGTTCCCACCGGTGCTGGAATCCAAAACGCGCAATGACTCAGAGACAGCTTTACTGGCGTCGGCCATCACATTGTCTACTCGATCGATACTGGCTTTGTTATCTCCATATTGGACGCTCAGGAGGTTGCGCTGGTTAACCTGCGCGAGCGTACTGATGATCAGCGCGATAGCATTGTTCTGAATACCGCCGCTGGCCTTATCAGTTTGTGCTCCCAGTTCCTCCAGACGGGATGCCATTGATGAAGTCGTGTCGGTGACAACCTGTCGCAACGTGGTGATATCAGCAGTATTTTGCGAGCTGGCTTGCTCGGCCGCATCTGCCTTACCTGATGCAGCGTCAGCTTTACTCGAAGCCGAATCAGCTTTATCAGAAATGACCTGAGTACTCGCAGTGAGCTGGTCAACAGCAGTAGCCCTTGCCTGAGCTTCATCTGACAGAGCCTGCCTTACCTCGGTAACTCCCGCCTCGTTCTGCGCAGTTTTTGCCTCAAGACGGGTAACATCCGTTACGCGCGCCTCCGTTTCAGTAGCGATCACCTCCCGGAGCTGTTCGAATGTCGCAGAGTTAGCGCCCTGTTGGGCTGTCTGGCGCACGATAACATCGGCAATAGCCAGCGCGTTGCCGATGATTGCTTCTGCTGTCTGCTTATTCGAACCTACTGCTGCAGCCAGCCCATCGGCGTTCTCCTTAATTGCATCAGAAAGCTCGGCCAGTTTCTCGCTACTGTCTACAGCACTTTCAATCAGATCCTTAAATACCTCGGAATCTTTAATCTCCTCCAGGATCGCATCGGTGATATCGGATACATCGATGCTGGCCTGACCGCGCACCCATTCTGTGTAACCTGATTCGTTGCCGCTACGGTCCACCAGCTGCGCGCGGTACCAGAAAATCTGCCCAGCCTTAAGGCCCATCTGCTGATATTTGCGCTGCGGGTAAGGCACATCGGCCAGCAGCATGGCATCGTCCTCGGTACCGGTCAGGCTATACTGAATTTCCGTCTTCAGCGTGTCGTCGGTATTCGCCGGGAATCCCCAGTTTAGCTCGATGCCGAAAACCACATTTTCAGAAGCGATGAAGCCAACCGGCTTCGGTGGATTGCCCACTTTACCCGTAAGATTTACTTCTGGTGATGTCGCCCACACTGATGAAACGTCGCTGGCGTTCACCGCCCTGACGCGGACCAGATAGCGACCCGAGTAGATACCCTGCACTTCAAAGCCGAGAGAAGACGTTCGGGGCACACTAATCCAGTTGCCGCTGTCACGCCGCCATTCCGCCTCGTACGCAACTGCACCCTGAACAGCATCCCAGGCAACGCGCATGGTGGTAATCGCAATGTTCTGGTTAACCGTAGAGTAACTGTCTACGACGATATTTCCTGGGGGAGCCTGAACCCCTGGCGGAATGACACTGACTGGCCGCTCGTCCAGTCTTGCGCCGGTATCAACAGCGGAATAGATATCAGGGTTGTAAGTCGTCCCGGTGACCTCGAAAGTACCGTCGTTGTTGTCCCGCGTTCCCGTAACACGGAAAAGCGCTATAAACAGATCGTCAGAGTCCACACCCCAGTTACATTCAGCCTCCGGCGTTTCGCTGTAGGGTGTGGTGACAGTGACTGTGTTTCCGTTAACGGCCTGGACGGTTCTGGCCTGAGCTGTGCCTGACGGAAGATTCAAAAACAGCCTGTTACCGGCTTTCACATCAGCAGCGCGATCGAGGGTTATGTTGCGGCCGTTAACCGCACTCACCCTGCCGCCGATAGTTCTTCCGGCCAGCTCGTTAGCAGCCACGCCGATCACCTCACCAACAGGGGGGACGTCCATGCCTGTGCTGAAGGTCACCACCTCGCCGATACCGTTGGTAAGCAGCGCCCAGCGCCCCCGCCGGTTTGCCTCTGACTGCCTGGTGCAGCCGATCGCAGTCATTTCGAGCTGACGATAATCGAAGCGCATGGCCAGATCGCTATCGTAAACAGGCTCAGGCGTATCTTTGTAGTGGTTGGCAGGGTCTGACCAGTTCACCAGCGCGGCAGTGTTTCGGGTGGTTTCACTCGGGTCCGCAAAGGTAAATTTACCCTCAACTACGCTGGCGTGGTTATAGATATGCCACACATCGCGGGGCATATCAGCCAGGACATACATCTTATTGTCACCCCAGTACGTCATGCCGCGAAATATACCCGCCAGATCACGAAGTACGGTCCAGGCGTCATTACGGTCCTGGATATAAACGTTGCAACGAAAACGCGGCTCCGTCCCGCTGCCGCCCTTGCCGTCTGGTACCAGCTGATCGCAATACTGGGCGATGCGATAAAGTTCCCACTTGTCTATCTGAGTCGCATCGATTCTTTGCCCCAGCCCGAAACGCTCGTTCAGAATGATGTCGTAATAAATCCAGGCGGGGTTATCCGTCCATGCCCATTTAAACACACCTTCCCATGTACCAGAGTAAGTGCGGGTTTCAGGATCGTAGGTATCAGGTACACGGATGATTCTCCCCTTCGGATTGCACACAACCTGAGGAATGCCATTAGGGAACTGCTTTGCGTCAAACTCTACATACAGCAGCGCTGTGTTAACGTAGCGAAGTTTGGCGTCAATAATTTCAGTTACAGCTACAACGCGCATGGTGTCCACGATATTCACGCTCGTGGAATCCGGCGTGATTCTGCGAACCCGTAACTGCCAGCCAGTCGAGGATTTTGGAAGGTTAACGCGGTGACTGCGCTCATAAAGCGACGTGGTTTTGTCATCGACAGCACCGTTAACCACCGTTTCATACGGCCCGCCATCTACCGACAGATCGATAGCATACTCGACGCGGGTGCCGACTTTGTCGCCGTTGTTTTTCTGGAGCAAGAGAGTTGGCCATCCCAGGCGAATTCGCAGCGCAGAGAGCTGCGTGTTGGATACCGCGCGCACGTACGGCACAGCCTGTTTCAGCTCGTATGAAACCTGAAGTTCGTTTTCAATGCCGGGGAAGCCCTGAATGTAGTCCTGGTCCTGAGTACCGGAACGGAACTCATATTTCACATTATTGAAGTTATAACTTCCGTCGGCGTTCTGAAGAGGCGTGTACGAAGATGAGTCACCAAGAAAAATGTTTTTACCATCAAGCCCGCCAGCGAACTCACCCTCTCCAAGCGCAATCAGCACCTTTGCCCTTGCAATGGACTGAATGCTGTCCGGTGCTTCAACGGGTGTTCGGGTCTGATTGCTGCCACCTTTACCGCGGCCTTTGATGATTGTCGTCGTCATATCGCGTCCATAAAAAAGCCACCGTCAGGTGGCTTGCAGTACGTGGTTTTGTTTATTGCTGATCTTCTGCATAAACCCCGGCGGATATAATGGCGCCGCCAATTTCCCGTTGCCCATAAAGCAGGGGGACGGGATTGCCAGATGCCGTCGTGTTAACGGGACCACCAAACGCATAGGAGGGTTTGTTATCAGGTTCCTGACGCATTCGCAGACCTGAAACCTGAGGAGAGAGCATTTGCACTACACCGCCAACGGCCATTGCGGCACCAACGGAAAACATGAGGTTACTTGCTGCGATACTAACTCCCGGCATCCATATGGCAGCAGCGACCAGAGCCGTTCCGAGCAACGCCTGGAAAACTCCAGCTCTTTTACTACCCCTTATCACAGGGATTATTCTTAACTCATCACCCGGCCCCAGGAGTTCAAACTCTTCGTGCCCGATATTGCGACGATCCCGGAAAATAACAAAATCCAGTCCCTTTGCCCGAGCTTCACGCAGATAAGCATCAAAGCCGTCAATGGTGTTAGAAAGCGCCCTGAAAACTTCGCTGGCGGACGTTAGTGCACGGCGATGTGTCCTGCCAAATCGCTGAGCCATTGAGCCGCTGAGTTTGATAACGGTTTTTCTTTCCATTACATCAAATCCTTATAACGCAGAATTTTGATGGTACGGTCACGGTAATAGCCACCGTAGGGAATACGCTGGCTTAGCTGGCCATACATGTGATGCAGTAGCATGTTGCCATCAAGCAAAATCCCGGCATGGTTCGGGACGGTGGACTGAACCTGCATGATAACCATGTCACCGGGCTGAGCGGGACCGTCGTACTCACGGAAACCGCATTCCTGCCAGTTATCCATATAGAGATTTTCACCCTGCTCCCACCAGTGGCGATCTACACTGTAGTTGGGCAGTTCAATGCCGTGTTCGATGCGGAAATAGTCCATGATGAGAGACCAGCAGTCTGCATACCCGAGTACAAACTGGCGCCCTGTGAGGGGACGGTCTCCGCGAGGCATGACGGTGCGAATATCGCCCTCCGGCCACGATGCAATAATCCACGGCAGTTCCGTGGCATCACACATCAGCATGTCGAGCTCGCTCGGTTGGGTTGTTGCCCCGTCGCCGGGGTGACTGTGGACGATCGCCACCACAGTACCCTGCTCTTCGGCGGCCGCATAATCCTCAGGATTGAGTTCAAATTGCTCAGTTGGCGACTCAGCATTATTTTTGCAGGGGATGTACTTCTCCACCCGCCCCTTCTGGATAACCACGCCACAGCACTCTTCAGGGAAGGATGCGGCGGCATGCGCCAGAATGGCGCTAACTGTTTTCTCGCGCATGATTATCCTCTCAGAAGTGAAGCCCCAGGGAACCCGCCATAATCCAGTTGCTCATTCTCTCCGAAACGAGGTTTGCAGCCCGTTGACAGCAGTCCGGAGCAAACATCCTGTGAAGGATCGTCCACCCGGTTGCCGTCTTTATCGAACCAGCCATTTTGCCCGGCGTAGGTGCAGCCGTTCCCGGTTTTGTACCAGCCCCGCATACACCACGTACACATGGGCTGAATCTGCCGGGTAGGGATTAACTGCCCGCGAAGATCAGCAGGACTGGAAAGCTCAAACTCTACTGTTTCATCATCAGAGCCTGATTTTCTGTCGATGTAATAAACCTGCTTGCGTTCCTCATTGGGATTCGCGGTTGGGTTACCATCAGAAAAGTTTCTGGCGTCAAGGTAATGAGCGAAGGTGTCGTGGATTATCACCTTAGCTTTTGCCATACCCTGAAATCGCCGGCAAAGCGCACCAATCGTGCCGCTGATGTTTGCCACGGTGAGAGACGGCCGTGAACTCTGGCCGTCACTGCTGACAGATATGCCGGTCAGTTCATACGGCCACGCGCCATACTCCTGCCCCTGCCACCACACCGACTTCGGCTCAAGTTTTGACTCGTCGCCGCCTGCGGCGATGATTTCCGCCTCGGTATGCGGGATTGTCTCGTTGTGAAAGCGAAGAATACCGGCACCGAAAGCTGAGCCGTCCACCTCGATCAGACGGACGCGTTTACCCGGTTCCAGTTTCTGGACATCAGATGAAATGCTCATGGATGGTATGCCTGTATGAATGTGCTGCTGAGGGTGTATTTTTTGTTGCCGTGGGTAGATATCTGGAAGGATTCCGCGCGCCATAAACCTGAAGGCTCAAGCGGCGGCTTCCAGATAAATGACTTCCACCCTGCATGTCTGTTCAGAAAGTTTTTAATGGCCTGAATGTAAGCCTCGTCACCGGTAAAGCTCACGCTCCACTGAGGTGTTACCGGGTTGATACCGTCCCCGGCCACCTGCGCATAGCCATCGCCAAACTGTGCCTTTCGGGTACGAAAATTTGTATCAACCTGAGAGGCAACCTTTGGGCACCAGCTGAAGGTTTCGACTGCCATGGTTAAACTCCCTTGATTAATCGCCACAGAGGCGAGCCCGGCATGCTGGCCTGTTCGTTAATGACACCAGTGATGGCATCCTTAAGCTGCCTGCCTGCTGCTCCAGCAGTACCCTGACTGGCCGCCTGGGATGATCCGCCCTGAATATTGATATCGCCGAAGTTAACTGAAGGCACGCCGCCAGAGACCTGCGGCATCCCTACTGCGCGAACAGCAAGATCACCATTAGGTGCCCGCGTGAGTGGCATGATTGCTTCAGGACCTGCCTCGCCGAAAATCCCTGCGCCTTTAGCAAAAGCAAACAGTTGAGGTGTCTGAAAAACACCATTGCTGTAAGCGCTCAGGGACGGAGAGTCGTAAACATTACCCTTCGCATTAAAGGTAAAGTTCGCGCCAGCATTCTGAATAGCGGTACCGCTACTGGCGGCTGCGGCGGAAGATGCACCGAAGCTGAAGAATGAGCCTAACGAGCTAACACCATTAGCAAGAGCCATGTTGATTGCAACATTTTCAACAATTTTGAGAACACTTATTCCCCAGTCCTTCCAACTGTCTACGTTACCGTTAAGCATGTCAGTAATGGTGGTAACCGCCCCGCCCATCGCCTGCTTCATCCCGTCAGCTGCCATGGAAGAGTAATCTGTCGCTTCATCCACCCAGTTGGCATAGCCTTCAGACAAGCCCGTCATCCAGTCATCCCGCTGAGCATCAGAAGCAGCGTAATATCCTTCCTGGTCGCGCAGGCGCTCTTCAAGGTAGCGCTTATTAAGTGCCAGCCCCTGCTGATAGAACGTCTCGTCGATTTCACCAGCCTGACGCTGGCGGAGAAGATCGGTATTCTTCTGCTCAAACTCCTTACGCAGATTGAACTGCTCCTGAAGTCTTTCACGGAACCTGGCTCCCTGCCCATAGCCCAGCAGTTGCGCTTCATTGGCTGCGCGGGCGCTGGCGTTACTGTCAGCAAGGTTGGCTTCGTAATTTCGCAGTTGCTCACGCAATTTAACCTGGTCAATGAGCGCAGCATTCTGCAATACCGTCTTTTTCTGGGCTTCTGTCAGAGAAGCAAGCTCGCCCTGGCTAACCTGGTATTTAACCTTCGCCAGTTCAGTATTCTGGCCTTGCAGGGCAATCTGCTCTTTTTGCTGCTTGATAAGGCGCTTATACACATCCTCGGTTTTCTCGCCTTCGGTTTTACCACCCTTCGCCTTAGGTTTGTTGGCCTCATTATTCCGCCATTCAGCAAGACCGTTATTAATCAACTCCTGACGGCCTGTCTGGAATTGCGGATCACTGGTTAACCCCAGGTCATCGGCTGCATAACTCAGACGCAGGCGCTCTTTGGCCTCACCCTTCAGGCGTGACAACTCAAGATCCCGACGGCTCTTTTCGAGGGCATCGGTTTGCTTTTTGTCGAGGTCGGCCTGAGGAAGTCTGAGAGGGACGTTCGCCAGCCCTTGCCGAGCCATTAATAGCTGATTTCCCAGCCCCAGCAGACGGTTAAATTCGTCATGCTGCCCATTCATCAACAGGAGAGATTGATAAGCCCGGTTTTGATTAGCAGCCTCTTCTCGAATGAGTGCCACCCGGCGATGTTCAAGCCCTTCCAGAACCTGTTGAATAGAAGCGGATTCTTGCTGCATCTGAGCAAGTCTTTCTTGCTCAACAGATAACTGCTCTGTAGCCGTAGCCAGCCCACGAGTCACAGTGTCCAAATATGTCAGGTGGTTAATCATGAAACCACCGCTGGTAGTTGGACCGGGATTACTAATCACTGACTGATAACCAGCTATCTGCTCTTTCAGGCTTTCAACCTTGCTCTTTTGTTCATCAATTAGCCTGTTTTGTTCATTCAGTGCGGCACGAGTTTTCTCTGCATTATCTGAAGCTTCAGGAAGGGTCATTGCCCTCGTCTTTTTACTGACTTCATCTATCGTGCTGGCATACTCCTGAGCAGAGCGCCGAGCCTGCTCCTGATTTTGATACACCGCATACCAGGCACCGGCTCCAAGCATCACCAATCCCGGCACGCCGCCAATGAGCCCGAGGGCACTGCTTAAAAGGCGGGTGCCAACAGATGTGACACTATTGAGATTGCTTTGGGTGGTAACACGATTTGCAAGGTTCCGGTCTCTGGCGGCCTCCGCGGAAGCCAGGCGTCTTTCAGCGATAGCCTGTGCATCGGCGTTTTTTGCTGCCACCAGACCTGCCTGCGCACGCTCAAGCGCTGTTCTGGCTCTGACTTTCTCTGTAGCAGAACCGCTGGCTAGAGCGGTAGTCAGCCTGGCCTGGGCTGCAGTGACTTTTGCTTCTGCCGCAGCAATTTTCTCTTGCTGCGCAGCCTGAACATCTGCGCTACGCGATCTCTGTACAGCTTGCTGAGCCCTATAAACCTCCGCCCTTGAGGCGGCAACGGCAGACTGCGCAGCCTTATCCTGTGCAACGGCAAGAGCAACCTCTGACTTAGCCGCAGAAATTAGCGCGCCGGTTGCGCTCGTGGCGCTAGTTACTACTCCACTGAGATACCTTGCCAGCCCAACGCCAACAAGTGCACCCGCCACTGTTGTGATCGTGGACATATTGTCTGCAACATCACTTAGTGCGCCGCTTACTGCCGAAGAGGTAAATGAATCAAGCGTTTGGGCAACTCCGTCTAGGCCACCAGATAGCGCATCGGTAGCACCTGTAGCCTGGTTGACACCTCCAACCCATGCCATGAACGAGTTTGTGACTTTTTGCAGGGATCCGGAAACTGTTTGCGGCATGCTGGCAAACTCACCCTGTAATGAGCCCAACTGGCTCATTAATGCAGGAACAACCTTATCAATCGTAAGTTGCCCCTGGTCAGCCATGCTCTTCAGGTCTTTGCGGGCCACGCCCATTCCGGCGGCAAGTGCGCGGATAACACGATCACCTGCTTCGTTAACGGCGTTGAATTCTTCACCGCGAAGAACGCCCTGCGCCAGAGCCTGGCTGAATTGAGTGATAACAGAACTCGCTTCCTGAGTATTAGCCCCCGAAAGTTTAAGGCCGGTAGAAACAGCTTCGGTAATTTTCAGAACTTCGTCAGAGCTATACCCAAACTCACGCATTGAAGCAGCTGCGCGTGAAAAAAGGTTTGCGTTGTCTGAAAACGCGGTGCCAGTTCTTTGGCTGATTTCCATTAACTGGCGCTGAGAGGCAGCAAAATCATCAGCTGAAGATGATGCCTGCTTAAGACGGGCGTTTACTGAATTCCACTCATCAGCAATCTGCACGAGCTTACCAGTCGCAAAAGCGGCCGTAGCAGCAGCAGCGGCTCTTCCTGCCGATGCAAACCCAGCGGTCAGATCAGATAACGCCCTTTCGCTCTCTCGGGCGGCAGCGGCAGCCTGACGGCCACCATTTTGCATGGTGCGGTAATAATCCTGCCCCATACGTGAAGCGCGGGAAATTTCCGTCTGGAATGATTGCGAGTTAGCGGAAATTTTGATTATTAACTCACGTAAAGTTGCCATTTAGTCTAACTCCAGACGTAAAAAAACCGCCGAAGCGGTTTTATTTTTATTGTTTCCAGACCTTTTGCCTGGCTTCTTCGAGGTATTCTTCATCAGTCTTAACCGGTGGGGAATCGACTGCTAAATCACTACCACAGTGCTTACATTTAATAGCTTCGCTTTTGATTAACTCTGCACAGAATGGGCAATTCTTCATACCATCGTTTTCAATTAAGTCTTTTTCTTCTGCCGCAACATCCTTCTTTATTACCAAAGAATGTACAAAAGCAATTATGAATAGCAGAGCACCATACACCCACCATGCAAAGAAAGATCTTCCTTTGCTTTGAGCAATTAAGGCTGGAATTAAGCCTATAACAATTGAAACTAGTAAAATTTCCATTTTGGTTCCCCAGCATTATCAGTCTAAGAATCCTAATATTATCTGGGTCAAAAGTCACTGCGTCGCGGCAGTAAGTGCAGCCTCAAGCCCAGCAAACGGGTCCTTCGGTTCTGATTGCTCATCGCCACCCCATCGCAGGATCGCATCGTCCAGCGGTACTTTTGCCCCCTGCGAACCGTAGATGGCAGAGACGAGCTGAGCTGCCTGAATGTCGCCACGGATATCGCCAACCGGACTTTGCCTGTCGTACTCAATCCACATCAGAAGCTCGCTTGCCGTCATATTCTGCCGAAGCTCTGAGAGCGTGCGCCCCATCCGGAGCGCAAGCGACATCAGAAACTTTACGCCGGGGGTTGAGACTTTTCCCGCGCTTCGTCCGCGTTGTTGATCAGGTCAAGCGCCTGTTTGAGCAGGCGTGAATGGACGGGGCCGTAGATTTCACGTACCTGCTCTTCTTCGTCTACGCTGAATACCGGTTGCTTATCGGTGTCGCACAGGACGTCAATGAAGAGCACCACGTCAGCGCAAAGATTACGGTGTGCCTTTTCCGATACTGACACATTTTCATCATCAGCACCCGCTTTCACCACTTCCTGCCAGCGCAGCCAGGCTTCACCTGACGGCTCACGGAGAACCACTTTGACGCCTTCCCACTCAGGAACGGCGACCGTCTTATGACGGAAACCCGACATCTTAGCCAGGGCGAGATTTTTAATATTCTTCATGCGACCTCTCAGGAGCCAGACTCGATATTTTCAGGCTTACCTTTCAGACGCAGGGAGAACGTTGCCGCCACTACGCCGTTGGTACCTGAAGACCAGGTGTGCTGGCGGATTTCAGCCAGGAACTTAAAGCCTTTGCCGGACGGGAAAATGACCTGGAAAGCGTAGGTCGTATCGTTGTCATACGCATCACGCAAGGCGTCCTGCGCCGGATTCTTGTAGAAGTTGCCGGACAGAGAGATTTCTGACGGAGAAGGCAGGCCGTTGATGTTCTCCTGCTCGGTAGAGCAAAGTGTTGTTACGTCGATATCCTGCTTCTGACCACCGGTGAACTGAATTTCTTTGATGGTGCAACTCAAATCGAGGAAGGTTGCGGAGTCCATCGTTTCTTTGGTGGCTGGCAAGGAGGAAATAAGGATCTTCGTCAGCTGCGATTTTTCATAAAGTGCAGACATAGCTGTCTCCTGGAAAAAGAAAACCCGCCATCAGGCGGGTTCGTTGGGTGAATTAATTGTCAGGGGGTAACTTTAAAATCCAGGGTGGCACGGTAGAGCCGATAATCTGGCTCGTACCCGGGGATTTTTACCACCTCTGTAGGGGTTAACGGCTCAAGCGAAGCGAGCACCAAATCTCTCAGGGATCGTGATTCAGCGATCGAAGTGGAATACACATCGACCTGAACGGAAACCCTGCTCTCTGCCTGGCCACACATCACGTCAGCGGAAACATCATCGACGATGGAAAAGATAATCCAGGGTGGAGTGACCGACGGTTTCCCGTCACTACCTAATGGCGCAACATAGGGATATACCCGTCCTTCTGCCAGGGGAGAAAGCAAGGCGTAGATATTATCTTCATTCACTTGCTCAATACCTCATCAATAGCCTGACTCATCCTGGCAATGGCGACGCTGGCGGCCTCTTCCTCGCGCGTATCGTAAGCGGGTCGCACAAACGGATGTGCAGGCATGTTCGCGGTGCCCAGCTCAACGAATCGCCAGTAAAAGGCGTTTCTCGGGTTATTCGCCTTCATCGTGTTATCGCTGTTTCCGGTGCGCGGATTAACGCCACGAATATGGACGCCGGAAGAAATTTCCCCGCGGCGGCGGCTTTTTTGGGTCACCACCACCACGTTTTTTTTCAGTTTCCTGGTACGCACCGGAGCGCGGGCGATCACTTCTTCCTTAAGCACTTCGGCGCCAGCGCGCGTGGCATCACGCAGAACCTTGTTGTTTTCAGCGCGGCTAAGCGCCTCCAGATCCTTTGCGATGTCATTCAATCCGGAAAAATCGAGGGTCGTCTCAATCATTTTTCGGTCCCCTGTTTGCAAAGAATTTCGAGCTGAACACCACGAGAATCAGGTATCGGCGGACCAATGATATTTAAAGTGGCCCCCTTGAGCGGGCCAGTCATAACCCTGAGTCTGGACGCAGCAGTTATATCGCTACGAAATCGTGTCCATACCCTGATGGTGGCGACTGCGGTTTCAGCACCAGCGGCTACCAGCTCTCGCCCACTGATACCTTTTACTTCTGCCCAGGTTTCTGCACCGTCATGCCACGTTTCAACAGGCTGACCAGAAGGATCACGCGATGTTGTAATGTTCTGAATTACCACCCTGTCTCTCAGTCTTCCGGCCTGCATAACACCTCCTACACCCCGTAAATTCGGTATGGCTGAAGCAAGGCTTCAACTGCAAGCGGGACCTCTGCAACGGTTTGCCCGATGGACACGGATTCCCGGTTTGCATACCAGTGACCGATAAGCAGTAGCATGGCTGCCTTCACATCATCATTGAGCAGTATCGAGTCCGGGTCGTCAGCGTAGCCAGGGCTGCTTTCCTTTTCATAGAGCGTTCGGCGTGTCCAAGTCTGGACATATTGCGCCGCCGCCCCCGTGTAAATCTTCAGCAGAGCATCATCACCGGTAAAATCGGTATCAATGCGGCAGTGCTGTTTCACCACATCAAGGTCGACCATTATTTTTTCGCCTTCTTGTCCGCTTTTACTTCCGGCTGTTCCTGCTGCTGTTCCAGCTCTGCAGGATTTTCTGATTCATCGAGCATCGCATAGCCTTTTTTGATGAGCTCGCGACCGTGCTGTTCCAGAGTTTCCAGCGGAAGCCCCTCAGTCACGACGGTACCGCCGAAATAAACCGGTTTGATTGCGATTAATTTCATAATGCCACCTGCAAAAGCGGCCCGAAGGCCGCGGTTTTTATTAGCTACCAGCACCGCCAGAGAACGCACCGTAAATGAAAGCTTCAGGGCGTTTAACAGCAAGAGCCAGTCGCTCTTCGCAGCGGATGGAGATCATGTTTTTCTCAAAGTCGTCGGCGTTTTCGGTGGAGATAACCACGTTTGCATCTTCACGATCGAACAGTTGAGCTGCGGCATTGAATGCGCCTGTCAGGAATTTGCCCTGGAAAGCTGCTGCCTCAGTTGCTACCACCGGAAGCCCCCAAAGAGTAGGGCCAGTCAGGGCTGCCGGGTTAGCCAGGATGTAGCGGCCCAGGCTGTCTTTCGTGAGCTCGATTTTCGCCCAGTCGATGAAGTGCAGGACGTGACCAGATGCAGGGAAACGAGCCAGTTGAGCCTGAAGCATTGCCAGTCGCAGATCATCAATCCCGTTCTGGCTCTCAACAGAAAATGCCGGGTCGAATGCTGAGGCCTGAGGAACGATGCCGTGCAGGTGCACACCAGTGCCGTCACCGAACAAGATTTCCTGTTCTTCAACGTATTTCAGGCCGTAACGCATCTCAGCGTCAACCGTAGACTGAAGTTGAGCGAAATCGTCAAGGATCTGCTTGGATGCCTTAAACATGTGCGCGATGGTTGTCACCGGCGTAATTTTGGTTGCGAATTCAATATCGCTGTAAGGCTTGGCAGTACCCTCTGCAACGACTTTCGCTGCATTGGTAAAGCCCGTTTGCTGCACCCAGAAAATAGCCGGTGAAGATGTGCGGCCAGGCGCAATAAGATCACGGATGAAGAGACGCTGTTTTGGTGCAGTGTCGATGCCAGGCAATCGCTGTGGCTCAACCACGCCATCTGCAACATCTGTAGAAAGCAAGGCTGCGTGAACAGGGACGCTTACACGCTTATTGCCTTCAACGCTCGCGGCAAAGGCCTTCAACGCCTCGCTATTAATCACCACCTGTCCAACAGTTTCGGTAACTTTAGCAGCGTTGTTCAATGGCATTTGGGCAACATGCTGTTCCAGCTCACCAAGGCTGGCCTTAAGGGTTTTTTCAGCTTCCTTAAGAGCGTTGAGCTCTGTCGCCATTTTATCTACAACATCTTTGGTCTGAGCTGAGAGCTGACCATTTTTTTTCGCTTCGGTCAGTGCCTCTTCTGCTTTCGCGTTGAATTTGCTGGTTGCATCTTCAATGCTGGCAGTGACTTTTTTCAGAATTTCGTTTACTTCAGACATAAAGGGTCCTTATTTGACTAACGCCGCAAGAGCGCTTTCAAGTGAATTGAGGGTTTCAGGTTTGATATCTTCGGCAGCGCCCGGCGTACCGTCGTTGGTGGTGACAGCGCCAGGCATGCCACCGGATAAGGCTTTAATGAGTTTTCTGCGCTCAGAGCGCGGGGTGTTGGTTTTAGCCAGCAGCGCATCAAGTTTTCGAAGCGCGGCCGCGGGTGATTCATCGCCATCACTGACCGCATCAGCAGAAAGCAGGCTGTCTGCCAGTCCCTTCGCCACAGCGTCACTGCCACCGATATAACTCTCGGCGTCCATCAGTTTCTGAACGGCTGCCATATCAAGGCCGGAACGCGCCGCGTAGATGTCTGCCATAGCGGTATCGAACGGCTCAAGAGACTGTGCCAGTTCCGCAAAGTCATGGCGGTTACCCATCGCGTAGACCCAGCAATTGTGGATCATCAGGAAGGCACCACGACCGATCTGAATATCATCCCCGGCCATCGCAATGACTGAGGCGGCGCTGGCGGCAATACCGAGCACCTTCACCGTCACACGGCCTTCGTATTCTCGCAAAAGGTTGTAGATTGCCAGGCCTTCGAACATGTCACCGCCAGGGGAGTTGATATTGACCGTGACGTCGGCGCCATTCATCGCCCGTAGCGCACCGGCGATACGTTTGGCTGTTACGCCTTCACCCCAGTAGTCCTGCCCGATCACATCAAAAACAGAAATACTGTTGTCGTCGGTGGCCGCAGCTTTGATCCCGCCATCCCAGCGTTCCATGGCGGAGGGTAAAGTTTCACAGGTGACCCGCGCGCAGGGGCGACCCGCCGGTGCTGCCGGAAGTTGTTTTTTGCTCATCAGGATAGTGCTCCTAAGCGGCCTGTTTCAGCGGAGATTGTTCAAAGGAAATGTCGGGGAATACGTGGTTATGCAACTCTCGCAGGGCAAGGGCCTGAACAGCAGGGTTGCTGTTTTCGAGATTTTTCAGTTGCGTCAGGTTGAGCTGAACGGTGTAAATATCGCCACCTTCAATCGGCGGCATGTTCTCAAGACGACGAACGTCATTGCGGGACATCCAGCCATTCTGAAGAGCACTGGTATAGTATGCCGCTCGACCAGCACTATCGGCTCGTAGTAGACCCTCAACAGAGAATTCTGCAAACACTTCGTCATCGCTGTCGAGTAAGCACCGGCCAATTTCCTGCTCAATATTCACCAGCAGCGGTCGAAGTGTATGCGTCAGGAACTGCAGGTTCATACCTTCCAGGCTTGATGCCCAGCTGCTTTGTTTCGTGGTGTGACCAACCATGAAAGGCGGCACGCGAAACCAGCGGCAGATTTCCTCAATGCTAAATGCGCGGCTTTCCAGCATCTGAGCATCTTCCGGGTTCATGGTCACGCCCTGGTACGTTAAGCCACCCTCAAGCACCATGATCTTCCCGGCATTTTTCGAACCGGTAAATGCAGCCATGTAGCTGCGAAGTCTTTCACGTTGTTCGTCAGACAGCGCATCCTTAGCGGAGAGAAAACCTGAACTCTGAAGCCCCTGTTCAAATATCTTTGCAGCAGACTCCTCAACCGCCATTGCAGAACCGATCACATCCCGGCCTGTTTTCATCGGCATCATGCCGCAAACACCGTCCAGACCGAACCCGCGAATGTGCATGATGTTTTTGACGGGAATGACGCGCTCGTTACCGTTTTCAGTGTATTTGTATTCCAGCGCCCCGGTAGTGAGACGTTTAACCACCATGTTCTGCGGCAGTAAAGGCACCAGAGAAACCAGGCGGTTTGCGATGAATTTCTTCTCAATGAAGGCGTTCCCGCGCAGGCAGATACTGGCGACAACCATCAGCATAAAGCGTGATGGTGTCATTTCTGAATTGGGTCGGCGGCATAGTATCGAATAGGCCGGATGGTCGGTTGCCGCTTTACGCGAACCGTCAGGCTGTCGAACGTATATTTTCAGCGGAAGGGTTGAAATAGACTCGCTCAACAGTCTAACGCATGCCCACACAGCCGATAGCTGGATGGCTTTATCAGCTGTTACCACCTTCCCGCTGCTGCTGGTGCCAAACCATTCCTCCCAGAACGTGCCGGTAGTCAGGCTGATAGGCACACCGAGCCAGTTAAGCAGAGCGCTTTTCACCCTGCCTGGCTGTTTGTTTTTTTTCATCAGAAACCTACCATGATGGGATTATTGAAGAATCCGGAGAGATCCTGCTGGTCGTTGCCACCGTTAACCAGAACGCGGCTCATTGCTGTGAACAATGCCGCCGGGCCATCAATCTTGGCCTCTGGTGTGGACTTGTTCGGGAAAATGTTCTCGTTCCGGTCAGGTTTGACGGTTACGTTGGACATCATCCAGTTCATTACCGGGTGATCGCTGTGATGGAAGCGGCCACCGTATACCAGTGCTTCGACCTCTTTCATCGCCTCAGAGAAATTGCGAACCGTCTGCGGCACTTCCACCAGCGGCAACCCTTCTTCTGCCAGCGAGAGGCTGAACTGCGTGGCACTCCACGGATCGAAGCCAATTTCTTTCAGGCTCTCACCAGCAACCCACTGTTGCAGCTCTTCCTTAATCTGAGCATGGTCAATTACATCGCCGTCGGTAAGGATCAGCTTGTCCATCTCTGCCCACTTACGATAGAGCTCGGCCATCTGGCGTGAACATTTCTCAAGGCGTCCTTCTGGGAGCCAGAATTTAAAATCCGCGTGAACGTGGCCACCCGGTGAGCGCCAGACTTTAGCGGCCGCACAGATATCAATTTTGTTTGAAAGGTCAACGCCCACCCAGGATGGATAGGTTTTAAGTTCGTGCTGAGGAGCGATAAACTCGCATTTCTCCCATTTCATCATGTCCATCCAGGCAGACTCTGCCGTAACCCAGATATTCATGTGCTTGGTGAAAAAGTTAATCCTGGCCGAAACCTGCTCTTTCGCCTTTTTAGCCAGGCGGCGCAGATCATCCCAGCGCTTACAGATACCCAGCCCCGGATTCGCCTTCTGCCAGACTTTTTCATCAAAGGGATCGTCACCTTCATCTAAGGTGTAGATGATTGCAAAAAACGTATCGTCTTTTACCAGCCCACGCAGCACCTTGATGGCGTAATCACGCAGTTCGTAGCAGATACCCTCTTTGTTGAAGCCCGCAGTGGTAATGCCGAAAAGCAACGACTGCAGGCGCGCGCCGGTTGCTGTCTCCAGAACGTCCCATACATCACGGGTTTTATGCGCATGCAGCTCGTCGACTATGGCGCAGTGGATGTTCAGGCCGTCGAGGTTGTTCGCATCTGATGATAATGGCTCGAATTTAGAGGCCGTCTGCTCCTGGTAGATGGCGAGCTTGTTGAATTCGAAGAGCCGCCCAAGAGTGGCTTTCGCCTTCTTGACCATATTCTTCGCGTCTTCAAAAACAATTCGCGCCTGGTCTCGGGTGGTAGCGGCGGAATAAACCTCCGCACCGCCCTCGCCGTCGGCCCCAGCCATATACAGCCCCACGCCAGAGCAAAGTGTTGACTTGGCATTTTTACGGGCCACCTCAACATCTGCTGTACGGAAGCGCCTAACCATCACCGGCCGACCGCTGCCGTCGTTACGCAGGACGGTTTCTCCTGTTTCTTCGTTAACCAGCGGGATAACAAAACCAAAAATATTAATCAGGATGAAAACATGCCAGTCCATCAGCTCAATAGGCTGGCCTGCCAGCGCGCCCTTTACGTGAGGCACAAACTTATAGAAATTCAGGATGTGCTGCGCGCGCGGCTCACTAAAGAAAATTCCGCGCTCTTCGCCATGTGCCAGATCGTCAAGAAAACGCTGACAGGCAAGGCGCACAAACTCACAGGCAATTATTTCCCCGGCCACGACCCTCTCGGCGTAGCGGATGCCTTCTGCAACCTTAGCCATTAATCCCTCGCTTTCATAAACTCGGCCAGCGGATCAACCGCATCAGGACCTTTTGCATTCACTTTAGAGCGGCTGGCGGGCGTCATCCCGAACTCTCCGAGCATGGCGCGAAGACGTTTCCAGGCATCAGCTTTCATGATGGCCGCCGGGTGAGCTTTGATCATCACATCCCCGCTCTGCGTTTCGGTCCGGTAGGTGTACCCCTCAATTTCAAGCGTGTCGCAGTGGTGCCGGTATTCGGTATATGCCTCAACCAGCAACTCAAGGGCTCTGGCGTCCAGTTGGGACATCACACCGATAGCATCGAGCTCGTCGGCCATCCGCTTAAACCAGTATTTCCCCTGCTTGTCGAAATGCTTCGGCGTTGGGGGTACTCCTGCAGCGGGTTTTGGTTCGTTCTCATTGATCGGGCGTTTTGATGGGTTACCCCTCACCAAACGTAGATGGGTCGGGGTTTTCGGTGGTCCAGACATAATCGAAAACTCCTATTAATCATCGAATGGGGGACCCCTAAAAAAAGTTTTCTAACCTGCGGCGATGTGAAAAGAGGTTAGGCGGCGGTCCTTTAGGGTGATTTCCCTGAGGTTTTTACCCGCCCTCCCCCAGACCGCGCAAATGAGAGCAGATATCATTTAACCGACTCATGCACGATTTTCGCCAGTTTCCGGCTCGGGGGACCACTGTTACCAATGCGAGGGCTGAACACCATACTGATGTCCCAGCCTGCCTTCAGTCGATACTCAATGGAGTTTCTCGAAATACCCAGGTAATCCGCCCATTCGTTAAGACACATCGTCTTGCCGTGAGCGGTATATCTGCGGTCGGAGTTCTCTCGCATTGTCTTTCTCATCTTGTCTACGCCTCGCTTCTGATTGCACACAGGGCAACTTGGCACAAGATTGTCAGGCTCGTTATTGGTCTTGCAGTCATCGAGGTGGTCGATGTGAAGGGTGTCCCAGCCAACGGTTTTTGCACACCAGTGACAACGGAACGGTCCAGCCCCATGTTTGTCGTAATAGACTTTCCGGTGCTCGTAAACACGAGGACTCCCACATGCCAAAGGATGATCGGGCGCATACACCAGCAGATATCCGCCAGTGTGCTCCAGCTTGCCATCCTTTCTTGTGCTGAGCTTCTCTGTCGTTCCATGACGCCGGACGCGCATGTAATGCTTTTCACAGTAGTGGCTGTTACGGGATCGTACCGATAATTCGCATCCATCCACAATGCAGGCAGCATGGGCGTGCGGAAGCCCTGAACCATGTTTCGATTCAGTCATCTTCACCTCGTTACTTAATTTCTGTTCAGGCGCTCGCGTGCTGTCTTGGCTTTATGGCAGCCGCGGCAAATTGATTCCAGATTAGAAAGATCGTCAGTGCCACCGTGAGCTTTCGGCTTTATGTGGTCCACCGTCTCAGCGGGTGTATACCTTCCATTTCGCAGGCATTCCTGACAAAGGTGTTTATCTCTGTCGAGAACGATTGGGCGCAGCCTGTCCCACTTGCTGCCATAACCTCGCTGATGCCTGCTCTGCCCTCGCTGATGCTGCTGCCAGCCTTCATTGCGGTGATGTTCGCAATATCCAGAGCGGTCGGTTGTAGTCCCGGAGCAGCCACGCTTACGACAGGCGCGGGGGATGGCCGCTGGCATTAGCACTTACCATAGAGCAGACCGCCAGGCTTCAGTGCGTTGCGAATAGCATTGCTCACTGCGTCATTCACTGCCTGTTGCAGGCCAGCGGTTGACGCTGCCTTGGCAGCTATCGCAGTCTGAAGGGATGTGAACAGATCGCTTTCACGTACAGCCTTGAGAACCAATTCTTGCATCTCGTCGGTTAGTCGCGCCTTGGTGGCTGTGCCTGTCGCTGAAGCAATTGAACTGATTGGTTCAGCGGTGGCATTATTGCCATCAGCGGGATTAGCTCCATCATGACTAATTGCCCCAGGGAAACCACCAAAAGCCAGACCACCATTGAAGGCCGTCTCTTCATTATTGCTGGCTGATTGAGCGGCTTCATGGACCTTAAAGCGATCAGCCTTAAACGTTGCCTGCTGCTTTCCTTCTTCAACTCCGAGGGTCATGCCAGCTTCGTGCGGCTTGCCTTTGCCGGCGACGTTTAATTTAACGCTATTGCCATTAGACAATACGGCATCGTCGATCTTCGCATCGGTAACGAACACCTCGCCGTTATTAATAATCAGCACCCCGTTCTTTTCGAAAGTCCAGCCATCTTTCAGGACTTTGAATGCATCGCTGTTACGGATTTTGTCATCCAGTTCGTCAACAGCCTGTTGTGCGCCTGATGTGTCCAGCTCAACACGAAGCTTCATTGTGCGTACCAATGGTGCGCATGAGTCATCAGGTACAGATGGTCCTTTATCATCCACTAGCGCTTGCGGACGCTTATTTACCGTGAAAGAGGAGGGAAAGTACTCTGGGATACCATTCACCTCACGGCGTGCGCCCCACGCATCATATTTTGCCGTGCCAGCCGCGCTTTGTAGTTCGATTCCTTCATCGGTTTCGATAACGTGAAGGCTACGCATTGCATCTTTTAGGCTTAAAGTTTTTTTCATGTTTACTACCCTTTTAGACGTGAGCCTGTCGCACGGCAAAGCCGCCGAAAGTTAACGGTTTGCCCAGGCTCACAGCTGAAAGACTTTCTTTGATGTGCGCGTGCGATGCGCAGATGTGTTATTACCAGGAAGCTTCGTATGCGATGTTCGTCAGCTCATCTGACAGTTCGCTAATGGAGTAAGCGATAGCCATCTTCTGTTCCCTGTTGAACGAAGACCATAGATGACGCAAAGATTCGCTAAGATGATATTGCCAGTGCCCTTCACCGCTTAGATCTTCCCAGCCATCAGGCAGAAGACAGAGCCCACGACCATAAAGCTCCTCTTCCGGGGTACGGGGGGGGCGAGCGGCTGCCGTATTTACTGGGCCATCACCCCAATTGCCGACAACTATTTTCCCGCCACCAGCCATATTGACTGTCATCCCAACCTCACTGATTTCAATTGTTCCGCCCATGGCTTACCTCTCTGTATACTGGTGTAGAGTGCTCATCTGCCCACGAGCACTGGCACAATCAACAAAGGAATGATTTATGAATAAGAAAATTTTCGATGAAATGGTTCTGCTTAATGAGCAAACATGGGAAAGGCTATCTTCGATAATGCAAAGCGAAGACGACATAGGTGTCGTCTTGCGCCTTCACCTGGTAACCGAGAAAATTATTGAAGCGTGGTGCTGTGCGGCATCAAACAACGTTAATTTTTTTGATGGTTTCGGCGAAAACTTAACTATGTCATACGCGGCAAAACTCAAGCTCGCTACAAATTTTGGTTTGAATGAGTTTTCCTACCAGGAGCTTAAAGTCGTAAACAAAATCAGAAATGCACGATCACATCAAATTGATAATTCAGAAATTACCAATGAAGAGATAAATAAATTAATCACACTCATAAGCAAGGGCGATCAAAGAGAGCTAATTGAAAACCCCAAATTTGGCATCCTGATTGGTGACAAAGGAATACATCTCAATGACGAAGGGATTTCAAATCGTGAAAAGTTCATTGCCTCTATAGCTGCGGTAATTCTCAGGATTGCCAAGCAAGTTAACGACGGCGATAAATTTATAAAATTACTCTAACCGTCCATTTTACAGCAGGCATTCATTGAGTGCCTGCTGTAATGCTTTATAAGTCAGCGTCCCTTCGGCCAACTGATAAAAAACATAAAACCGATGAATGCGAAAAACAGTCCAGCAGCTCCAGCAATAAGGATTAGAGCCCAAACAAGGATAGTTCCGATGGTTGCAATCACTTGGACCTCGCTTGCTTTGGATTCTGGCAGCTAGCCTGCCAGGCTTTGTTATGCGCCAGGATGTCTTTCTTCGTCTGGCGGTCCAGAATGTCAATATCGTGGTTTGTCAGATATATAATCCGGGTCCACAGGCAGCCCGTATCAATCACCACCGGGGCGGGTGAAGTTTTCGCGCAGCTCGCGATCAACATCGTCATCAGGCATGTGGTTAACAGTCTGCTGTACATTGCTGGCCTCTTTCGTTGTCTCTACCCGGCGTTCTGCTGCTGCGACCGTGGCCGCTGCGTTATCTTCGGTGCGCTGCTGGTCTGCTTTCGCTTCCGCTTTGCTGGTGCCGCGTGAATGACCAATGCCAAAAGCACCAGCGATTGCCGCCATAACCAGCGCAGCAAGGCCAATTATTGTTTCTAATCCCATATCAACCTCACACTAGTACCGTTTTGGCCTTACCGAAGCGTGCGCGACGATCTTCAAGTCCGTTCGTGCCGCCGTTGATAATCTTCGTCACCTGCAACAGGTCGCCGGAATACTTAAGGCAGCCCTTAGTTGCGAAGAACCACGCCGCGCTTCTTGCGGCATAAAGGTCTTTCGCTAAAAGTTCAGGCTCCTGTACGAGATCAACCTTGAGGCCATTGCCGCAATCACGGTAATTTTTGAGACCAGTAATCTGGATAAGGCCACGCCCACGGTATAACCACCCGTCACCCGGCGCATTGTTGCCGTTGCGTTTGCTGTAGACCAGATTGGCAATGGCGCGCTGGCGTTCGATAGGTAATGTCCGTTCCTCAGGACGGCGGCCAAGCGCGTTAGCCTGGTCTGCAGTGAGGCGTCCCGCACGGATGAAGTTAACCAGTCCAGCAATGCGATAGTTGAAGCTCTCCACCAGCAGAGTGAAACCAGCTGATTCGTGCCCTGCCTGAGCAATAAACATCGCCTGGTCAACCGGATTGGTGATGCCGAACTCTTTCATCGCATAACTTACTGGCTGAAACCAGCGCGCAGCTAACTCGGCGCTTAGCCCAGCCGCCTTTTGAAATTGTGATTGGTTCATTAGTGCCTCAGTGCATCAACCAGACGCGCGACGTTTCCCCGAGCCCAGAGAACGGCAGCACAGATCAGGACGTTGACCAGCACCACAAACCAATGGGATTCATGGTACAGGCCGAACAGGTAACGGAAAGGAACGCTGGCGTATACCAGCACCGTGAAATAAGCCATCAGCGATATCAGAGGGCGATGCCTCGCCCCGCCGCGCTGGTAGAACATCAGTGCAATAACGATAACAGCAGAGATAATTGCGTTTGCCATCGCACTCGGATCACTTGTTACCATTGCTGGCCCCTCCACCACGTAAACGCGAGAGAATTCCAAACAGGCTACCCAAATCCTGGCTGTTAACGAACGTCAGCAGCTTAATAGCAATAGCGGCTACGATTACCGCGCCCAGCGCATCAAGTGGCCTGTCGCTGTACCCTGTCCATTTGGAGAAGTAAGAGCCAAGCAGTGGAGCGCCGATAACGCCGAAGATGAATGAGGTGATGAAGTAGCCCACCAGCTTAAGGCGGCTGATATTAACCGCCGTAGCGACGTAAAACACCGCGCCAGCGAATGCGCCAAACACCACACCGTAATCTATGCCGGTTGCCAGGCCGAACACGCTGGCCCCCATCAGACCACCAGCCGCTACTGTCGTGCCAGAAACAGGATCGGACATCTAGTCCCCCTCTTATTGCCGTGAATCCTCTCAGTGATGAGGGGAATAAAAAAAGCCCGCTTTTGAAGGCGGGCTAATGAGTGACTATTAGTAAGTAAGGTAGGTAGTCGTGAGTCTTGCTAACTGACCTGAGTGAGACAGTATCGGGCTGGTTCACAACGGTTCAGGAGAACCATCAGGCAATTACCTTCAACACACATTTCAAGCGTAGCAGCAGTTTGCAAATTCATAAAAAAAGGCCTGCTTTTTACGGCAGGCTCTCAAGGAATTTGAAACTGTATTGTTGTTGTCATGGTGCCGGGTGCCTCCCGGTGACTCTACCCCAGTCAGCAAAGCCGCGCGCATACCTGCAGATAGCAGTTGACTGGAACGCCCTTTCGCTTAGAAAGGATTCACCACAATAATAAGTTACGACTAATCCATTCTAGCGGTCAATACATCATCGCCATGAGTCCTCTCAGAACGAGGGGAAACAAAAAAGGCCACCCGGAGGCAGCCCCTTAAAATAAAAAACCCGCAGCAGTGGCGGGTTTATGTTTTGATTTGTTGCTCAGTACGCTTTACTGTCCCGAGCCTACCACAATTTAAGCACTTTCTTGCTCACTATGCAACTTAAATCTGTCGCCATTTGTGCCGAACGCATCACAAAGTGGTGCGTAAAGGATCGATTCTGCAAGACTAACCCATGTATCAATGCGACGACGGCATGTAATAAGGGTCCAGTCGGGGTGTTTTGAATTAAGCTCGTTGGCCATCTGCAGTTTGCTTTTACGCAGACGATGACGATCAACAATCACGCCATACAGCCCACGGTATTCTTCGTTCATCAATACCGCAGCAATAACGCCGTCAATCTTTAGCCCCTCCTCGTCTGAGCAGAACGCCAGGCCAGTTTTGTTTTTACTGTCGAGGATTTCACGCAGGTATGCTTCCAGCTCGGGTTTGGAGATGCCGGATTTCTTCATACGGCGCAGCGCATCGTTGATTGCGGTCTTGGTGATTTTTCCGGATGCAAGCAACTGGTTGAACATGTTCCCGCCTGAGCCACCACCGATGTATGACCAGCGACCCCACATGCGGAGCTTGCCCTGTACCCAGATGCTTTCGAGAGTGCGAAGGCGAACCATCTCGCCGGATTTGCCAACTTCTGAAGGATTGATCATTTGCGTCTCCACTTACGCCAGTACGCCGATTGCCAGCGAACGATCTAAAAACCGAAACAGCAGCGTTAACTGGTCGCCGCGCTTCGCTTCAAATGCCACAGGATCAGCGTGCAACTCATCGTGATGCGCTCTGCACAGCGGTATCACAAACAGGTCGTGCGCTTTTGTTCCCATTCCACCCTGCCCGTGGCCTATCAGGTGGTGGGGGTCGTCTGCCTGCTTGTTACAGCAGACGCAAAGCTGGGACTTTACCCAGCGTGTCCAGTTCTCATTAACCCAGCGGCGACGCTTTGGCCTAAGCATGAAAGATTCCGGTGACTCAGGGTCTACCTTAACGGAGACAACCTTCTTCACCTTCTCCTGGAGGATTTCAGTCGCCGGTAACGACGGAACAATGTCGCTTTCCCTCATTACGGAACTGTGCGACTCAGGCTTAATCCTGAGGGCTTTGCTCGCCACTGGTTCAGGAATAAGGTCAGCCAGATCGTTGCGTACCATCCACCAGCAGAATTCCGGAAGCGTCAGGGTGTGGTCTTCGCTGAATCCCAGCATAATATTCACCCTTCCGAGTAACCATTTTACCAGGTTCTGCATGGCAATTCCTGCGAGTCTTTCAGTAGTTTGTTCACGCAGTTGGTTATCGCATCCCCAACAAAGGCGAATGCTCCCGGGTGCGTGACGCATCACCGTAAAGTCCTTTGAGTGCCAGTCATTGTGGGGCCACTGACATTCGAATTTACGCTCAAGCCAGGCATCAAGACTGCTAAGACCGCCAGCACGCTGAATAACCCTCTCGTTCAGGAAAAGCTCCTGCATACTGACATCATCTGTCAGTGGCTGGTGCGCTTCAGGAATCAGGCCAGATGGAAGGTGCTGGATTGCTTCGGAAGGTGTTTCAATCACCACCCGGCCACGACGAAACAACCACAGCAATTCGTTACCTGGGCGGAACAGTACCACCCCGGACATTGGTGCAACTTCAGGTGTCAGTAATGCTCTCACTGTTACCTCAGGCTACGATGTCGATTATTTTAAGAAGCTCCGCAAACTTCGACTCAAAGAAATGAGGCTGAGTTTCTCGCGGGTTCGCAGGACTGGTGATGTTCTTGCCATACATGCAGCCTTTGGCAGTAAGTGACCAGAACTTTTTAACACCATTCACTCCAGACCGACTGTTTCGCTCTTTTTGTTCCACAATCCCAAAGCGGGACATCATGTGATAAACCTGATTTGCGGTGATGCGGATGTTTTTTGCTTTAAGCAGAGCGCTGAGTGATTGTGTGGGACGGCTGGACCCATCCTGCGCACCAGCAGGTGCATCGATCGCGTAATGCGGCATCAGATCTGGAAGACCAGCTACCTGCTGGAGTTTTTGATAAGCACCGAGCCTTGAAGAGTTTGAGAGGTTCAGCATTTTCGCCGCCGATTCAAGCAGGATCACGCCAGCCTGAATTTTGTCGGATGTCGGCGCATTGGATGCAGGGTTCTGTACGGCATCGAACGTTCTGATGACTTTGAGGTTAAATTTCGGGCTGATCCACATTGCATAGGAATAAACCAACTCCTTGCAGACGAATGTCCCCTGGTTAACACCACCAGTAAGGGTGACCAACGGGGCCGCTCCTGTAATTCCAGGAGCGCTCGAAATTTCAGCGATGAGTTCTTGCGTTTGGGTAAGACAGGACCAGTTGGAAGGCTGGTGACGTTTTTCACCTCCCGCCGCACGATGCAAATCATTCAGGCAGTAACGACCATCAAAATCACGGCGTACGGAAACGCCATCAATTACGAATAACTGATTCATATGTTTCTCCACTTGTTGTAGTGCGAGCGGGTCTGCACTCCCGCTTCGCTGACACTTTTTAATCTAACACTCATGCGCGTACCAATGCATTGCTACTTTGAACATCTTTTTGTTCATAGCGGCAGATCGATATTTCGACGCGCCCACCGGGTACTTTTGGCCCCCACTCCACCAGCATACGTTTAACCTGACTGTCATCCTCCCAGACGCCTGCATGTGTCAGTGCATCAAAAAGCGCCTTGTTGTAATTGTCGATATCGCGGCGGCGGGCATCTGGTGGATAGAGAATGATCTCAACCGCCGCTGGCGCTGTGGTTGGTTTAGGCAGGCGGCGTAATTGTTCAATAATCGCAGCGCAAGCAGCGCTCTGATATTTGCGGCCAGCAGCACTGATGAGATGGCGTCCTGCCAACGGCCCCTTATTGGGGGCTCGCCAGTAGGTGTTTACGCTCGGAGGGAACGGGAGCACCAGTTTCATACAGTCACTCCCTGTTTTTTCAGCCATTCAACAGCGTTAACTCTTGCCTTGTCTCCACCGGATAACAGACCTTTAATGATCGCTACCGGATCAGCATCCAGTTCTGTTTTGACGACGGTAATGCCCCTGGCAGCGCCAGGAGCAATGGAGAGGTAACCTTTTTTCTTTAGCGCCTTCACATGCTCAGCAGCAGCGTTCTGCGATGAGCAACCAATCAGTTCAGCAAGCTCTATCAACGTTGGTGGAAAGCCAACTTTTTCAATGTGAACCTTGATAGCTTCATAAACTTCATTCTGACGCGGCGTTAATTCAGGTTTCATGCGGCGCGCTCCTGAGGTTTAATAACCGGAATCACAGTGCCGGGGATCATTTCAACAGCAGCAGACTCGGCCTGATTTCCCCAATGGTCCCAGCCAGGCGCGCCGCAACGGCTGAAGAGTTCGATGCGCGGAACGTCACCGTACAGTTTTTCGAGACGGTGACGCGCTTCCCATGGTTTTTGGCTATGCTCGCCGAGTGGGCTGTAGATAACCTGCTTGATGCTTGCGCACTGGCGCTCAAGTCCATTCCCCCTGGTGGCTATCAGCAGGTCTTCCGTATTGGCTCGGGTGTAATTGCCCCCGTTCATGCGGGTCTGCGTGTTCAGCAGGTCGAGGAAGTCGTAAAAGTCCTCCACTCGGCCAGACTGGAGTGCTTTGTTGATGTGCTGCTCTGCCAGCTGGTTTAACTTCACCCAGGTGAAACCCTTCATGGTTCGAACCTTAAAGCCCCAGGCTTCTGCCAGTTCGATAGCCTCGCGGGTATGCGTACCGGTGAACCACATGGCCAGAACAGCATCATCAGCGGCCAGTTCCCAGACAGGAAGACGCTTCATGTCGATGAGTTTCATCGTGCCGTAGTGGTTAGTGGCTGCACCGTTGCTGATAGTGTTCCCGTATTCCCAGGCAGGATCAGCGTAAATCAGTGAGTATTTCATCAGTGCCCCCCGTTAAACTGGCCAGCCAGATACCATTCACTCTGGCTCTTCGCTTGCTTAACCTTTCTCAGGCACTGCTGGCGCTGCTTCAGGCTGCGTTCCCGCAGCGTCATTACCTTTGAACGTTTGAAAATATCCATCCAGAGGGTTGCGGCGCGGCGATAAAGTCCACCGTTCTGAAGTTCCTCCGCACGTTTCACCAGCTCATCAAGACCCTTATCCACTGGCTGCTTGTTTGCGCTGGCTACAACTTCGGAATTCACAGCGTAGTACCGGCACTCTTTCCCCTTAAACTCGCGGGTAAGGAAGTTCAGGTCGTGAAGGCGGCATACAGCGCGCTGGACAGACTCGACATTGAAATCAGCAAACTGCTCAGCGATATCGCGGCTGGTTAACCCAGGGTTAGCGGCAATGAACATCTCAAGTTCTTTCATCAGGCTCATTGAGGACCTCCAGATACACGAAAACCTGAGTTAGAAGGGACTTCATACTTTTTGTCCTGGAATGACTCGACAAACACGCCGGTACTCTTCTTGGCGCGAAGCTCATCCCATTTGTCGCGAGCTGGTTTACCGCTCTTTTCCCAACGTGTAGCTACCTGGAGATAACCAGGAAAGTTGCCGGGGATAAACAGAGTTTTAGGCCGCATGTACTGGTAATCCTTCAAGCCTTTCCAGTGCTCGTGCTTGTAGTCGATTACCAGCATGAGCTCATCAGGAGTGAAACCTTCGCGAAGTCTTGCGCGGATGTTGTCCAGTGACGCAGAGCAATTCTGGAAACGCGAACCGCTGACCTGGTTGAGATGTTTCAGTACCGATTTTGAATTGTCAGTCAGCAAAACTTCAGGATCAGGCTTCTTGCCACCACTCTCATCGTCGGGTTGCTGGGCAACCTGACAAGAAGGTTTTTTATCTGATGGATCAGTAGTTGATTTTACTGACGGATCCCCACCAGATTCTGACGGGTGAAAACTGCCGTTATTGCTGTTTTTCGACGCATCAAATTTTGACGGGTCGGATTTTGATGCGTCATATTTTGACGCGTCAGATTCTGACAGGTGAGAAAAGGCAGAATCACGGAGCTTTGTAACGTTAAGTTGATAAACGTTGGAGGCGTTACGGTTACCCTTACGGCGCTGCTGGCGGGTCAGCCAACCATCTTTCTCAAGCTGGCTTATAGCCGTGCGAACTGTGCTCTCACCAGCCCCAATCTGACGTGCGATAGTGGCGATAGAAGGCCAGCTAACACCCTCATCACTGCTGAAGTCAGCCAGACGCGCCATGATGGCAACGCTGGACAGCTTCATGCCAGAAGCGGCACAAGCGTCCCAAACGTAACCGGTTAATTTAGTGCTCATGGTCGTCCTTTAACTCTGTAAATTTACGCTGGAATTGCTCAAGAGGGCTGAAGCACTCATGATCGTACCCTTCGCGAAGGTATATAACGCGTCGAGTCTCTGGCTCCCATCTGATGACGCGGACCGGGACGCCGTAGTGGTCTTTGAATCTCCGGTTAAGTTCTCGCATAGCGCTCTCCCCTTCCGACGCCAGACGCCCACAATCGCCATAGCCCTACTGTGGTTACATGGAACCCAGCGGCCTGATACCATCCGCTCATACCGAAACGACGAGGTTCCAACAACGGGAATACCACGTAGTTGCGGGAGACGGTTGTTTGCCGTTACACTGTTCATGCGTTAGTTTCTCCACTGATACGACACGCCAAGGGGCCCGGAGCTGCACACTCGCGGGCCTCACCCATTTCTGGGAGGCAATAAACACGGGAAATAAGGTTCAGGAACGTCATGAGAGTGACCCTGAACTGATATGCGATATCGTTAAGACTTTTCCACTCGCTCCGGTCAACTACACCATCTTCAATGTAATGACGGTAAGCATTAACCAGCTCACCAAGCCTCCCCACCAGCTCGGCCAGCTTCAGGCCAATCTCTTCGTTTTCATCATCAGGCACGGCGCCGGGAACGTGTATTCCGTTATCAGTTTCACGAGAGTACGCGTCAGCGATGTAACTTACGCCAGCAGCTCTCTGAAGCACCATTGCCCAGCCCATTGGAAAGATCTGGTCGCCACCAGCACGAAGGCGGTTAAAGAGTGAATTCTGGGTTTCGTCCAGAATTTCCGCCGCTTCAGCGTATCCTCCTGGCAACGCGGCAATCGTCTTCCTGATTGCGGCCACCAGCCAGGCGGGCTGCTTCTCAACTTTCCATTCAGGTTCTATACCCACGGCCATATCCTCTTTTCTGTGGTTACTGCTTGTGTTGAGAATTGTTAAATTTGCTGTAGAGAGAGGCGTCGTATTTCAGCTTCCCGTTTGTAATTCTTTCGATGTAAAGAGCCTGTTTTTCTGGAATGACCTCTCCCCATTGACATACGGCACTGTGAGTTACCCCTAAGGCAACTGCGGTTTTAGAAATGCCGCCGTAGTAGTCGACGACTGTCCCTTTATGCATGGTTTGAACCCTCATTAGTTAGCATTCTTACATCGTATATGGACAGCATACTTACGTCAATAAAATGTAAGATTGCTAACGTGCATTCCGAGGAGATTATATGGATACCGTTGGCAGCAGACTGAGATTCAGAAGAAAGCAGAAAAAACTTACCCAGCGCGATGTCGCTGAGTGGGCCGGAGTAAGCGCGTCTGCTGTGACCCAGTGGGAAAGTGATTTAACTAAACTTTCTGGTGAAAACTTGATACTGGTGTGTAAGTGTCTTCAGTGCTCTCCGGAGTGGTTGGTTTTTGGTTCAGGTGATATCGAAAATGGCATTAACATCAACTTAATGTCTGCCAGAGAGGTCCCTCTGATATCCTGGGTACAAGCCGGCAATTGGACTGAAGTAATTGGCAATCCAAGCAATGAGCAAGTTAAAACGACTCGCAAGCTTTCCGATTCAGCTTTTGCTTTGAGGGTTAAAGGGGATTCAATGACTTCCAGTAAGGAGTTGAGTATTCCTGAAGGTTCTATTGTAATTGTTGAGCCCGAGTTCGGCTTCGTGGATGAAGCAAACGGTAAAATTGTCGTGGCTCAAACGGTTTCTGGCGGTGAGGCAACCTTAAAAAAATTAGCGATAGATCCCCCTTTTTCGTACCTGATTCCACTAAATCCGGCGTTCAAACCCATTGAGGTGAATCAAGAAACCAATCTAATTGGTATAGTTAAGCAAATAATCATTGATCTTTAGACCAAGCCCGCCCCTTACAAGCCCGCCTTTCGCGCGGGCTTTTTAGTGCTCAAAAAATAATAGTAAGTAAACTTACAAATTTAACTTGACTGAAAATGTAAGATGTCTAATATTAAATCCATCAGCAGCGAACATTGTGGGCATCAGAAATGAAGATAGAGTTGGTTGTTAATGGGCAAATTACTGCTGAGTGCAGTGATGAATCGGAGTTTCTGGCGTTCAATGCTGCCGTTTTTAGCGCTCTATCGGACATGCAACTTACCCTTCATTCCGAACGAAGGGCTCGTTCAAAATCTAAAATGGCGGCCTTCAATGAGAAGTTTTTTAAAACGGATCCCACGGGTCGCAATTAAGAGAATCAAGAAGCTTAATGGTCTGATAGGTGATGGCTTCCTGTTTAACAGTGTTTTCTGGGCTTGAGAGTTGATCGCGCAATAATTTTATTTGGTTATGCAGGTCATCTGATAGTGGGCCCTCATTAGCACATATTGCAGCTGAAATGGTCTTAATCGCAGCTTCAATAGCAGTGAGTCTTAACCCAATAATATCGTTATTCATAGGTTTATCTTCTTGGCTGTGTGAGAACTCCAAGAATACCACCGAGCCTGATGTGGTGAAAAGACAGGCAACGTTTTCATTTCTGTGTGTAGTCTTGGCGGCCGGCAGTTGTGAATGTCCTTAATGTCGACCGCCCCTTTTACACAACTGAAAGCGCGTTCAGCCGGTTCCTTGAGAGGCCTCAGTCGTTAAATCAACCTCAGGGGAACGCGCTCCCAATTGTGGAGAAGTAACGTGTCGGCATTGCAGTGTCGATTATGGCTGCCAGCCTCAAGCATCCTCCGGGTGCTTGGTGATGGTAATAACGCCATCTCAACCAACAGGAGACGATGAGCCTGTTCTGGTTGGATTGGAAAAATGTTATTAGCCCGCTCAGCGGCGGGCGCTTTTTCTGGAGGTAGCATGTCTACAAATGATTTGGCTGTTAAATATGGTACTTATCAGCCCGAAAATTTACTGGTCATTCTTCCGCTTGAAGAAGCGTCAGACATTATTCGTGAAAGTCTTCGCGCCGAGGTTCGCCACGAGCTGGAATATGAATACGATGACCGTATTTCTTCTGCTGAAGAAGAGGCATCTGATTGGGAATCACGGGCAGACAGCTACGAATGCGATGCTATTAGTTTTGCCAGAGCGATAGAGAAAGCCTTGCTTGCACCAACCTTGGATGAAGCAAAAATTATTCTCGAACGCGTTCGTTCTGATAATCGCGAATATTTTTAATACCTAATGAATAAATACGAATTTGGCAGCATTCAAGTGCCGGGATTCGTGCAACCAAAATTCAGCGCTGTGCAGAGCGCGTAAAACACGGAGAAACTAACCATGACGAACACACAGAACGTCACCGAGTTACAACCACGCATGACCAGAGAGCAGCTTATCGACGCAGCTCGTAAGGCAGCCCCTCTCCTCCCTGCTGCTTACGGCTGGATGGTTAACGAACTGGCTACACGCCTTGATGTTACCAGCGTCGCGCTCTGTGAAGCGTTGGCGCAGCGTAAAGAACTGGCTGAGCAGAACGCCACCCTACGTGAGGATGTTGCCAGTTGGGCCAAAGAGTGTGACCGCATCGAAGAGCGCCACACCAAAACGCCTACCAACATGCACCTGCTGGAAGCGCAGCGAGAATTGCGTGAGCTGTCTCCAATAGTCATTTCCCTGAATAACGAGGTTGCTCTCTGATGTCTAACTCATTCAAGCAAATGACCAAGTCCGGGGTTATTAAACGCACCGATACCGGGATGTTTATCGCTCTTTCCGATATCCACGTTCGTGAAGGTTTCAACAAGCGTGAAGATGATGAGCGCACCCGCCAGGCTGATGATGACCTGTTCAACTATCTGATGAACGGCGGATCAGTTCCACCGCTGGAAGTTATCGCGCGTGATGAAGGTGGCGTATGGGTTGTAGAAGGTCACCGCCGTCGCCGCTGCTATGCGCGCTGCGCTGAAGCTGGCAAGCCAGTGGACCGCATTCACATCATGCCGTTCAACGGTAACGATGTTCAGCGCCTGGCGCGCATCATGACCAGTAACAACCAGCTGCCGCTCTCCGACATGGAACAGGCTGCAGTTATTCAGGAGTTGCATAACGCTTTCAACCAGACCACCAGCGAGATCGCAAAACTGGTCAACAAGTCTGTTCCTACTGTCGAGAAGCTCCTGCTACTCAGCACAGCTAACCACGACGTTCAGAAAGAAGTTAAATCCGGGACCGTGTCCGTAGATGTTGCCGTTGATCGCGTAAAAGAGTTCGGCGAGAAGGCCGGTGAGGTTCTTCAGAAGGATAAAGCTTCTGCTGCAGCAAAGGGTAAGAAGAAAGTTACCCGCAGCGTTATAGCGCCGGAAATTAGCGTGAAGAAAGCGCGGCGTCTTGTAGAACTGATCAGCCTGGCGGGTATAAGCGACACAGGTGTTATCTCTCTTGAAGGATTGGTCCATGCAGAAGTCGTGGAAATTATCGACGAGCACAAAGCTATCGCCGCGCAGCGTCATGGAGAAAAATCATGATTACTGGAACCTCAAATTACGATGAAGTTCCGGTAGTTCCCTGCAAAATCTGTGGTGGTTACTACAAGGCTGATGAGCCTGAAATGCACGTCTGCGAGGAGGCCGCCCAATGAGCAACATCGACAAACGCGCATTACGTGAACGCGCAGAAAGCACTATCGGCATTCTGGAAAACATCGCAGGGTTCGAACCATCTGATACGGGCACCGCTAAGGGAGAGTGATATGGCTCGTTATATCGCAGTAATTCACGGATGGTTCATCGATAGCAAAGGCTTTGACGTACATGAACTGAACGCGAAAGACAAGGAATCGGCCTACAACGAAGCGGTTCTGCTGAAGCATAAGCGAGAAAGCACCTTCGACAAATGTGCCTGCACTGTAGTTGAGATTGCTGACCACGAAAGACTGCCGCGCAAGTTAACGCTCCGAGAGCGCCTGACAGGAAGGACTAACCCATGACATTCACCAAAGAGAGACTGACGGCATTATCCAGAAGTGAAAATGTCGGGGCTATTCTCGGCGAAGAAATTGCAGAGCTGGCGCGTATCGCGCTGGCATCGCTCGAAGCGGAGCCTGTGTGCGTCATCGACCAGTCCAATCTTGATTATCTCAAATCTGGCTCCGATGCCGATGTATGGCCAGCATCAAGAACAGAGATGGGTGATGTGCTTCTGTATCGCACCGCGCCGCCAGCGCCGGTATCTGTGCCCGCTGCGATGGAAATGGATGATGACTTTGACAGCGCGTTTGAACACGGAAAAGCTGTCGGCTGGAACGCCTATCGCGCCGCCATGCTTCAGTCGTTCGGTAATTCCGAACAACTCAACTCTCCGGTGATTCCGGATGGTTGGGTGATGGTGCCAGAAGAACCCACCCATGAAATGCTTGAGGCTGGTGATGAACAATTCGGAACTTACGATGTGTATCGCCGGATGATAGCAGCATCACCGCAGCAGGAGGTGAAGTCGTGATAAAGGGCAAACTCATTAGCAGTCAGCGCTATCTTGATAAAGCAAAAGTTGTCGACCGTGCATTGAGATTTAAACGCTTCATCGTTTCTGTGTACCCAATAGTTCTGCGTGGTAAGCAATACACCATTTTAATGGATGGCCACCATAACTATGCGGCGGCAAAGTTAGCCGGGGTAGAGCCTGACTATCGTCCGATTGGTAAAAAAGTCATGAAAATAATTGGTGGGCTTAGTGAGGCTGAACGACAGGGTTTATTTATTAACAATGTAACTGACAGCAATTATTACTTTGTCGAAACCGGCGAGGTTGTGCAGGAACTGCTTCTGCCAGACACTTCAGTTAAGTTTCAAGCCCATGCTGGTAACCAATGGATATTAGGTAAATAACCATGGCCAGCAAACTCAAACAGCGGCGAATGCGCCGCCTCAAGGCCGATGTAACCTGGTGGCGTGAAGAGGCAGAGGATTGCCGCTCCCGCCTGCTGGAACTGGCCGGGGAACTCGACAGGCTCAAGAAGCTAGTTATCCGAGTGCCGATGCCGGTTCTCATGCCAAAGGAAATGGTCCACCAGCTTTATTACACCGAAACAAAAAGATGTCGTACCTGTAATGATGGGCTCCGTGGTGGTTGCTCATCATGCATTTTCTATAAGAGATAGCCGGGTGCAGCCGGTTAAGTGGAGGATGATATGTCCCGCATGATTTCATTAATCGACTGGGCACAGGAAGAGTTTGGTGAACAAGCGCCAAGTGAACGTGTATTGAAAAAATATGCTAAGGGCCGAATGATGGTCCCGCCTGCCGTTAAGGTCGGGCGCAACTGGATGGTGGACCGTGATGCACGTTACGTTGGAGTGATAGCCGAACCTGTTGTTCCTACAAATTCTAACCCCAGATTAAAACGGATCATTGCTGATGGCTGCTAGACCACGCTCACACAAAATTTCCATTCCAAATCTCTATTGCAAGCTGGATAAGAGAACAGGAAAAGTTTACTGGCAGTACAAACACCCGACTACTGGGCGCTTTCATAGTCTTGGAACAGATGAGGCAGAAGCAAAACAGGTAGCTAACGAGGCTAACGCCATTATTGCAGAACAAAGAACTCGTCAGATTCTTAGCGTTAATGAACGCCTGTCCAGGATGAAAGGGAAAAGAACAGATATAACTGTTACAGAATGGATTGATAAATATATTGTAATTCAAGAAGAACGCCTCAGGAATAACGAATTACGACCAAACTCTTTTCGTCAGAAAAATAAACCGCTTCGACTGTTCAGAGAACATTGTGGCATGCGATATCTGAAAGATATCGAGACCATTGATATAGCTGAAATCACTGATGCAATTAAGAATGATGGTTTTAGTCGCATGGCGCAGGTCGTGCGAATTGTATTGGTTGACGTGTTTAAAGAAGCTCAGCATGCCGGATATGTCCCTCCCGGATATAATCCGGCGATGGCAACAAAGCAACCTCGACATAAAGTTACAAGACAGCGACTGTCATTAGAAGAATGGAAGTCAATTTATGAAGCGGCTGAAACTATGCAGCCCTATCTACAGTGTGGGATGTTACTAGCGCTGGTAACCGGACAACGACTCGGTGATATCTGTAGAATGAAGTTTTCTGATATTTGGGACGACATGCTGCATATCGAACAGGAAAAGACTGGTTCAAGGTTAGCCATCCCTCTTGATCTTAAATGCGATGCATTAGGGTTGACGCTTCGTGATGTGGTTTCAAAATGCCGGGATGCAGTGATAAGCAAATACCTTGTTCACTTTCGCCACTCGACTTCTAAGGCAACCAGAGGAGACAGTGTTTCATCGAGTAGCCTTACGACATCTTTTAAAAAAGCCCGTAATAAATGCGGCATCGAATGGGAAAAGGGAACTGCACCTACATTTCATGAACAACGTTCGCTTTCAGAAAGATTGTATGAGGCTCAGGGGGTTGATACGCAAAAATTACTCGGCCACAAATCACCTCAGCAGACGGCTAAATACCATGATGACAGGGGGAAAGACTGGACTGTCATAGCCGTTTGA